GTGAATGCGATGCGGTTGCCCGTCCATAAACGTGGTTCCTTCATACTCTGTGCCCTCGACAGCGTGGCGTACCCCATAATCTTGACCCCACCAATAATCGTACCAATACGACAACTTACGACATACTTCACGGCATGTGAGTGACAAAGCACCACACATGTAGAAGAACGCCAGGTGCTCGACAGCACTCTTAAAAGTCGACTTGTGTATTTCCTCGACGACACCACTCGAAAATATCTCTTGAACAAAGTACATAAAAACTGTGTACCAGTCGTAAAACGGATTGCTAGGGACATACAATATCCCAGGACGAACAATAACGAAATACTCGAGAAATGAAATCACCAAGGTGGCTATCGGAGTAAAAACATCCGGACAGTAGTTGACGTAAAAAGATACGCAAGGTAAGAACGCGAAGAAAAACCACCACAACATATCAAAAAGGTCGTTGCGGCGTCGTTCCACGCGCTCCGCACCGGTGTCGAAGATACCAAGTGAACTACGAACCGGATCAGGCACGTTCACTACTTCTTCTTTGATCTCCAGCGCGGGAGGTGGTGGTTCGACAGGTTCAGCATCGTCGCGTTTCTTACGTTTCTCGCGACGACGCGAATTCCTGGACCGTGGTGTGTGGTCGTCGGACAACTGAGAAAGACCGGAATCAATACCAGAGGAGTTACGCACCCCACCAGTATGTGACTTGTTAACGATACCGGACTTCTTAACATCATCCCCGTTTGTCCACTCACCATTGTTACCGTTTAACTGTGACGGTAGAGCGAAGTCTATGACGCTTCCATCTACAATACCTTCATCGTTATACGGCAACGGGTTGTTTGTCAAAAACAACAAAAAGGCATCCTTGTCATAAAATGACTTACCTCGGAGAGTGAGGTGTGTAAGCGCAAATTCGAACATCAACGGAGCAATTGATGGGGTCCTACACAGTGGGCAACGCATGAGGCGGTGATTGACACACTCAAACACACAAGCCTCACACAAAGTGGCTGGGCATACTGGACACGCGATATGCGCAATCCAGAAGCGGGGTAACAATCTGTTGCAAACGCAACAGTCGCCAACGCTCATACTATCGAACGCGGCATTCATCTCGTCCGTTGAGATGGATTGGGAAGGGGCGGACTGGGGTGAAGGTGACGGCGAATTTTCCATTATATCAATGGGTTGGGATTCCCTGAAGCTTAGAGTCCATAAATGAACTCATATTTCGGTCAAAGAATAGTGTGTTGCGTCCCGACATGGTGACTCCTACACTACGCACGGTTCGGCTGCTGCTGTGAAGCGAAGCGAGACGAGACCTACCTACGTACATAACCGCAG